TCACGCATCAAGAGATTGCCCCTTCGGATAAACTTGTAGATGCCGTAATGGTTATTTGCATAGCTGCAATGGGTACTACTACAATAGATAAATTCAGCCAAAAATAAACAATGCTAAAATCAAAACGCAAACGTCTTTTTTTCGATGTGGAAGTCAGCCCAAATCTTGGTTTCTTTTGGACTTCTGGATTTAAACTAAACATATCTACCGAAAGCATAATACAAGAACGTGCTATCATTTGTATTTGTTACAAGTGGGAAGATGAGAAAGAAGTTTACTTTTTACAATGGGATAGCAAACAGAACGATAAAAAGATGATACAAAGTTTTATCGAAGTAGCCAATACTGCTTCGGAACTTGTAGGGCATAATGGCGACAAGTTCGACTTAGCGTGGATAAGAACCAGGTGCTTGTTTCATAAGATTGAAATGTTCCCTTCTTACGTTACTATTGATACGTTAAAAGTAGCAAGGCAAAAGTTTAGATTTAATAGCAACAAGCTTAATTACATAGCTGACTATTTAGGCATTGGCACTAAGATAAAGACCGAATATAGTTTATGGAAGGACATCGTTCTGCATAAGGATAAAGTCGCTATGGCTAAAATGATTAAGTACTGCCAAAAAGATGTTGTGTTATTAGAGCAGGTATTTAATGCACTTAAAAACCACATCGAACCTAAAACACATTACGGAGTTATCTTCGGACAAGACCGAGGCTCTTGCCCTGAATGTGGCAGCGATGACTTGATTATTTCACTTCGTAGAACAACCGCAACTGGTGTAAAGAAAATACAATACAAGTGCAAAACTTGTTTTAAGATACATAGCAAAACCGACAAATAAATGGATAGTAAAATACTTAGCTTAGTAATTGAAGATATGCGTAGGCGTGAACTTGTAGGCAAATCAAAGTACGGAACTACAATGGATAGAAGTGATTTAAACACGGGGCAATGGATAACGCACTTAAAAGAAGAGCTGCAAGATGCTATTTTATATTTAACCAAGCTTGAACAAATACACAATGCGCCTCAAAAAGATATTTAGCTTCGGAAATATTTTAGACCGAGAAACCTACGAGCAACTAAGGGAATTAGATTACACCAATCCTAACTTTAAGGGTTGCGCTGATGAGTTCCAGTTTAATCGTGAATGGTGGGTTATGCTTGACGATATGAGCCGAATTGTTGCTTATTGCGGCTCAATTTATTCTAAAGGCATTTGCATATTTAACAGGGCGTGGGTACATAAAGATTATAGAGGGCAAGGAATACAAAGACGAATGATTAAGACAAGATTAAAGGCAGCTTCTACCTTTTGCCATATAGCTATTACATACACAACCTTAGACAACTTCCCAAGTGCTAATAACCTAATCTCGTGTGGTTTTAGGCTATACTTACCCGAATATTCTTACGGGGGTTCTGATAAACTATACTTTCAAAAGTTGCTATAAAAGGTAGTAATACTACTACTTTTAGTAAAGTTTTAGCTTTACTTTATTACAATTTTAGTCAAGTTTTAGCTTTACTTTGTACGTTTCTGCGTACATAATATGTAATAAACTGCACAATTTGATGTGCTTTTATCCTATATAAGACACATTATTTGCAACAATGATGCAAAAATAAATTTAAAATATTTTAATAGTTTTGCACTTTGTATTGTGTATTGTTGTATATTTGTGTAAACAAAACACAAAATGACACATTTAACCAACTACCAATTGTTCCAATATCAGCGATACGGGAACATATTAATCGACGGGGATAGGAGTACTACAAACCCTTATGACCCTGCCTTATTGCCTAAAAACTACGATTACGAAGATGACGATTACACGTTTACTCGTTGGGTAGAACATAATGCAGAACTTGAACTTTTAAAAAACGAAGTATATGAAGATTGAATTTGTAAAAGAAACTAACCACAGAGGCGATGTTTACTATTATACAACAGTAGATGGTCGCTACCAAAAAGACACTATATCGTTGGACTACTCACAAGCCTATGAAATATTTATAGGAATGAGAAAAAAACAAGAGCCGACTATCGAAGTATTAGAACATTATATTATTAAAGAAACAACAGAAACCAATGAGCCTAATTAAAATTCAACAGGAACTAAAAGCACCTAAAAACCAATTCAATGCTTTTGCTAAATACAAGTACAGAAGTGCAGAAGATATTATAGAAGCTGCAAAACCTATCTGCCATAAGTACGGATACGCTTTAATGTTAAGCGATGAGGTTATAGAAGTAGGCGGTAGAGTATATGTAAAGGCTACGGCTTGTTTAAGTAACGGAGAAGATAATATTACCTGCACGGGTCTTGCTCGTGAAGAGGAAAACAAAAAAGGAATGGATGCAAGTCAAATTACGGGTGCAGCAAGTTCCTACGCTCGTAAATATGCGCTTAACGGACTATTCGCAATAGATGACACTAAAGATGCAGATGCTACTAATGAGCATAAAGACGAAGTAAGCGAAGGGCAAAAGGCGTTCTTAATTGAGCAGTTAGATAAGACAAAGTTTACCGATGACCAAAAGGTTAAGGCTGCTTTGAAAATCAATGCCATTAAGACCTTAGACGAATATAACAAGATTAAAGAAACAATTAAAAAAAGCTAATATGATAACCGCTATTGAAAAATTAGAAGCATTATTTTACAATGAAGCAGACCCTACAATTAATAGTAATAGTTGGGTAATATACGAAAGAACATTAAAAAAATTAATTTTAGCTGCTAAAGAAATGGAAAAATATCAGATAATAGATGCATATAATAAGGGATTCTCAGATGGATTTGATAAGACAAAAATAAATGATAATTATTACAATGAAGCATATCAAAACGAATATAAAAAGAAAATCTAATGAGGGAACTATTACCATTTGAAAGGCAGATGCTCCTGGCAGAAGTTTACCATTACGCTTGGTATAACGAAGAGGCATACGAGGACTTATTAGCCTTTATTAAAAAATATGAAAACAAATTAGACAAACCAGTATTTTTTAACCCAATCAATAACAATGACACAACAACAACAAATCTTGAACCACTTGCTTTCGGGCAAAACATTGACACCAATCCAGGCTTTAACTAATTACAACAGCCTTAGACTTGCAGCCGTAGTGTTTGAATTAAAACGCAAAGGCTACAAAGTACAAACGGAATTAATTAACGTTGGTACGAAAAAACAAAGTAAATTAGTAGCTCAATATTCAATTAAAAACAAATAAAAATGGAACAAAAAAAATGGAGTGCAGGTGCTTGGAAAAAGCAGACCGCTAAAGGAGAAGTAATTAATTTTACAATCAATGATGTTAAGTATTCAATGTGGGTTAATGCTTACAAGACCGAGGATAAGCAACCCGATTACAAGATTTATGTAAATGATTTTAAACCTAAAGAAGATACGGAAGGATTACCGTTTTAATTATGCTAACGAGAAAGAAAGATATATCAATTAGACAGTTAAAGGACTTGTACTATGCACAACGTAACACCCATTTGCAGCTACACGAAATGATGCAGCAACTCGGACTTTTAGGCATAGAAGACAACGAGCCTTTAGGTTTAGACATTGGCGCAAGAACGATTGTTAAATTGGTAGACGAGGAGTTTGAGTGCGATGTATTAGTAAAGGATAGAAGTTTAAAAACAACGTTTGGTCGTAAAGCTGCGGCATATTTACTAAGAAGGTATACAAAATTGAGCCTTAAGGAGATAAGCCAGTACACAGGAACAAGCGACCATACGACTGCTATCCATAACATTAAACAAGCAAATAACTTAATAGAAACTGAGGACTGGTTTAAAACTAAGCTAAAAAAACTTTGTTTAAAATTAGAACTTAAAGAAATTTAGTATATATTTGCAATATAATAAAACACATTAACGAAGAGCGAACCGATAATGTGTTTAGTGGTTAAATAATAAAGACCCTTGAAGTTCGCTCCTTCTTGGGTCTTTTCTTTTTTTATGGCAAAAGACCCTGCATTTTTATTTTATAGTAGCGACTTCTTAAATGGGGTAGCTGACTTAACAATGGAAGAAAGAGGACAGTTTATTACCCTGTTATGTTTACAACATCAAAAAGGAACACTTACAGACAAAACCATTAGGTTATGTTTAGGTTCTGTTTCGGTTGATGTTTTAAGCAAGTTTTCAAAAGACAAAGACGGAAATTTTTTCAATGAACGTTTAAATGAAGAGATTGAAAAACGCATTCAATTTACTGAAAGCCGCAGAAACAATGGATCTAAGGGTGGTAGACCTAAAAATAATACAAAACCATTAGGTTTAGCTAAACATAACCTTATGGAAGATGTAAATGAAAATGAAAATGAAGATATAAATATAAATAAAAGTAAGTGTACTTTTGAAGAAGTTTACGAATATATGGCTATTAGGATTGGAAAAGAAAATGCTAAATTAGAAGCCGAAAAGTTTGTAAATTACTATACAAGCAATGGGTGGAAAGTAGGTAAAAACCCTATGAGAAGCTGGACACACGCAGTAAATAATTGGATAACTAACGCTAAACAATATGCAAAAGGAATTACAAACAATACAAGAAAACTTACAAAAGGAGAACAGTTTAATCTTGATGCCTATAATATCCTCAACGCTACTACCTATGGAGCAGGAGATTATGACCGCATTCTCGGGTGAGCGTATCAGAACTACTAACCAGATAATGCTGCATCAAAATTTAATTTACATTATGCAACTTGTTGGAATTAACGTAATGCCTGATAAAGTTAAATTAGCTTTATTAGAAGATTGGATTAGAACTGAATACGGTAACTTTACAATAAATGAAGTTAAAGTAGCGTTTAAGCAAATGGTAGCCAATGACTTTATAGACCACTACCAGAACTTTAGTCCTGCATACTTTAGTCAGGTAATGGACAGGTACAAGAAAAAAGCAAACGAAGTTAGAAAAATGATGCCACAAGAACGAGTAGAAGCAATCCCACACCTTACCGATTTAGAGATAATTGATTACTCTTACCAAGAATATAAGCTGTTAGAAAATAGAACATTCGATAGGTTGTTTAACCCATTAAGTGTATTTACAAAGATTAATAGTACGGGCATTAAGAAGTGGACAAAAGAAGATGGCGCACTTGCTAAAAAGAAATTAATGGAGATTATTACCTACAAGGCTAATAAAATGGACATAATAAGCGCAAAGCAATACCGAGACGAATGGACTGAGCAATGGCTTAAGAACCAAGCAAGAGCCGTAGCCGTAGCTTTATTTTTTGAGGAACAAATAAAATTTGGCAAAGTATCATTTTCTTAATATAGTTTTGTAATATGACCGCAAACGAATTAACCAAAGAAGCAATTAAAACCCTAAATAAAAACGGGTGCTTTGTATGGCGCAATAACAATCTTGCGGTTCGTGGGCGCACCTTTATAGGCTTAAAAGGTGTTCCAGATGTAGTAGGCTTCCACACACAAACAGGTGTAGCGGTTTATTGCGAAACAAAAGCCATAGGCGATAAACTAAGCAGCTATCAAATAGCATTCTTAAACTTAGCAAAAACGGCAAATTGTTTTTGTTACATAGCAACCGAAGAGAACGGCAAACTGACCCTAAAAGAATATGAACAAGAATAGCATCATACTTGAACTTTGGGAAAGCCGAGAACTTAAGGAAGCAATAGATAAAATGCAGCCTGAAGATTTAAGAGAAGATTTAAGAAGCGAACTATTTAAAGTACTATGTGAAATGGACGAGGAGCGGTTAATTGATATGCGAAGCCGTAACGTTTTAAAGTTCTATTTGGTTAGGACAATGGTAAATATGATGCAAAGTAATACGAGCCAATTTTACCGCACATACCGAAAACCTTTAGAAGTAGAATTAATAGTACACGATAGAGACGAAGATTTACTTAACAAAGTAGAAGATGAGTTATCTAAGATGCACTGGTATAAAGCAGAACTTTTAAGAGTGTATGCTATTAAGCATAACTGCAACGCTAAAGAACTAAGCAGGGTTACAGGCATCCCGTATATGTCAATCCATAGGGAACTTAAGCTAACTAAACGAGAACTTAAAAAACAATTACGCAAATGATAATTATAGCAGCGATATGCTTTGCAATATTCTTTGTAGAGGTACACCAATTTAATAGGAAGTGGAAATTAGATTTTAAGCCTTTTAGCTGCACAAGTTGTTTAGCAGCTTGGACAGGATTAGCTTTATATTTACTACCTGCAATATGTACCGACATAATTGCGTTTGTATTTATACCAGGAGTGTTAGCGCCTTTACTTTCAAAAATAATGTGGAACTTATGGAAATAGAACACCGCAATTTTTTAGATCAACACGTTGGTAATTGGCATACAGTCCAAAATGGTTATGTGCGTAATATCGACTTAGACATCTTAAAAATGTATGAGCATATATACCGCAAGTATATGAGCCCAGATTTTATATTAACAGTATGGTGCGGTAATTGTATCTACGATATGATTAAACGATTATACACTTGGTACGAAGAACAACCTAAACCTAAAAATAAAAAAAAGAATGGCTAACTTTATCCACCCTACCGCTATAATTGGCGATAACGTAATTATCGGAGACGGCAACTATATTGGTGCTTATTGTATAATTGGCGACAAAGCCGAGCATAAAAAGTTTTGGCAAAAGGAAAAAGGCAAAGTATACATAGGCGATAACAATGTTATTACAGGACTTGTAACAATAGACGCAGGAACTGAGATTGACACCTTTATTGGTAATAGTTGCTTCATAATGAAACACGCACACATTGGACACGATTGTACAATCTTAGACAATGTTACTATAAGTTGCGGAGCAAAAATAGGTGGTCATTCTATTGTAGACAAAGGTGCTAATATAGGACTTAACGCAGTATTACATCAGTTTGCAAACGTTGGCGAAAATTGTATGATAGGAGCAAGTGCTTTTGTAAAAGGAGATGCAAAACCAAATACTAAATACGCAGGAGTTCCTGCAAGGGAAATAGGCTCAAACATAAGATAATGAAAGTAGCTATTTTATTACTTACACAAAATAGGCACGATTTAACGCAGCGTGTAATTAACCAAAACTTTTACAATAGCGGTTACAATGCAGATTGTTTTTTAATAGATAACGGAAGCGACACGCACGAAACGTTTAACTATCCGTTTGTAGGTTATGACTTGTCAAAAGAAAAACGAGGCATAGCAGCAGGAGTAAACGCAGGACTTAGGCTTACTACTAATTATGATGCGGTTTGTTTATTAGCCAATGACATTTTACTTCCTGAGAATTGGTTGTCAAAATGGGTTATGTTTTCTCAACGTGTGTCAAAAACTGGCATTATTGGTATACATTGTGTAGAGGAATTACCGCCAATAGTAGACGGAGTACATAAAACGCATACACCTTTTGGAGATAACTTTATTACTCGTGAACTTATAGATGCAGTTGGCGGTTACAATGAAGCTTACGACCCTTACGGAATGCAGGATAGAGATTACGGAGAACGTGCAACTATTACAGGCTTTACTAATTACTACTTGCCAGATATGAGGTCGGAACATATAGGACACGATTTTGGCAACGGAACGGAATATAGACGAATGAAAGACGAAAGCTTGGCACGGGCGCAAAGCGTTTGGGAAAAATACCAAGACATCTATCACAACCAAAAGAATATAAGATGCGAATACTTTGTATAACTTCTGCTAACTCAGGAGTAGGACTGCACCGAATAATGATGCCAATAGTACACTTAGAAAAAGAGTATGCACTTATTACCGATGTATTGAATGACGAACTACTTGAACAAGGTTGGGATATTGTGCTTATGAATAGAATGCTTAACGAAATAGATGCAAAGCAAATGGACACTTGGCGCACTAAGTATGGCTTCAAGTTAGTAGTAGACAATGACGATTACTGGGAACTTAGCGAAACACATCTTTTATATTACCGATACAAGTATAATAATATAGGCAAACAGATTACCGATTACTTAGAGATTGCAGACCTTTGCACCTGCACACACGAAAGGTTAGCAGGAGAGATAAGCCCATTTAATAAGAACGTTCACATCTTACCAAACGCATTACCTTACGGGCAAGAGCAGTTCCAGGATAACAAGACCGAAGATTACAAGGTTAGATTATTTTGGAGCGGTAGCGGAACGCACGAAAGAGATTTAGAAATACTTAGGCAGCCTTTCAAAAGGCTACAAGGTATGAATATTAGAACTGTTATTGCAGGTTACAATGACGGAGAGAAGCCTATATGGGATAAAATGATAGATGCCTTCACTTGCGGACTAAAGCTTAACCCTACAATCTACAACTATGCAAAGGTTACAGAATATATGGGGGCATACACTGATAGCGATATTTCAGTTATCCCATTGGTAGATAACAAGTTTAACGCTATGAAGTCCAACCTTAAGGTATTAGAAACGGCAGCTAAAAAGAACCCTGCCATAGTTAGCCACGTTAATCCTTACCTTGATATGCCCGTGCATTATGTTAAAAGCCAAAAGGATTGGTATAAACATATACGAGATTTAGTAAGCGATGCGGATATGCGTAAGGAAAGCGGGCAAAAGCTATTTGAGTTTTGCAAAAAGAAGTATAACTTTGACGAGATAAATTTAGACCGAAAGTATATTTATAGTAAACTATGCCAGTAATAAAATGCTCAAACGGGAAATATAGAATAGGCTCAGGCGGTTGCGTTTACGATACCGAGGAAAAAGCTATGAAGGTTTGGAAGGCTATCCTTGCAGGTGGTAAATTTGCTGAAAGCTATACCGATTATCCAAAGGCAGCAAGTGAGAACGCACAAATAGCTATTAACTATGCAGAAGAGAATGGTTGGGGAAGTTGCTTAGAGGCAACAGGAAAGGCAAGGGCAAGGCAGTTAGCTAATAGAGAACCAATTAGTAGAGACACGATTTCAAGAATGGCATCTTTTGCAAGGCATAAACAACATAGCGATAGAAAATTAGGAGATGGGTGCGGTCGATTAGCTTGGTTAGCCTGGGGCGGAGATGAGGGCGTTGAGTGGGCAAGTAGAAAACTAAAAGAAATTGACAGTGAATAATTACAAAATATATGCTTTAGCCGATAATTTTTTAGGTGTAAGATATATTGGCTTGACTGCAAAAGATTTAAATTATAGATTAAAACAACATTTAAAAGATTATAGGCACAATTTTCATAAAGTTAATTGGGTTAAAAAATATCGTAATGAGATTAAAATAATGCTTATAGAAGATGCAATAAATACACTTCAGGAAGCAAAAGAAAAGGAGATTTATTATATACAATTATTCAAAACTATTGGCTGCAATTTAATTAATGCAACAGATGGCGGAGATTATTGTTACAATAAAGGAAAGGTATCTAAAACTAAAGGCATCTATAAAGTATCTTACGATATGATTAGCAAATTAAAAGAAGATTATAGTACAAAAAAATATTCACAAAAGGACTTATCTTTGAAATATAATATATCTAAAAGTTCAGTAGATAGGTACTTGAAATATAATTTGCATACTTAATTTTTTATTTATTAACTAACGGAAAAATTAATGGGGAAAGTATGCAGAAACACACACTTAATTATTTGCAAGGAATGGGCTTTGATTCGTCAGATACCATTTTTTGCGAAGTGTGTGGTAAAGTGGCAGTAGATATAGCACACATAGTTGCAAGGTCAAAGTTCGGCAGTAAAAGAAAACAACTGCAAGACCATATAACTAATTTATGTGCTATGTGTAGAGAGTGCCATTACGATTATGACTTTAAGAATAGATGGACTAAAGAAGAAATATTTGAAATACATTTAAAGA